ACAAGCAATATTCGGTGCTATACAAGGTCACATTACCAAGATGCCTAAAAAACATCTCAAAGTTGTTCATGTCATGAATCGTGGTAAGAGCGGCATGCCGCGGTGCAAAAGCATTACTGTTAATTGTTCTATCCAAGACAATGATTTTAGCAAATACTTGATTAAAGAGTGTCTCAAAAACGAAGTGTCCTGAAAGTTAACTTTCGGGCAAAATACTATAAAAAAGTTCTTGACATTATATACGATATAGCATATACTATGTAAATAGTAAGCAATAACGCAAACTATGTTTCTTTTAACGAATTGGAGTCGTCTGTGCAATTAAATTTTCAACTTTTTGACAACTTTAATGAAGCCGCCAAAAGATGTAATCTTGAGGTGAAGCCTGGATCTGGATATCATACAATTAAACTATCTAATGGTCGTTATATCTTTTGTTGGACTCCCCTAAACAAGATGTTTCAACTTTATAACTATTATGAAAAGAAAGAATGGGATATGGCACTCAACCACCTTAAAGACAATTTCGATGACTTCCACTTAGAATTTGGTGGCGACGATTTAGAAGATATGGTTCTTGTGGGAGAAGCATTTATGTATGAGCAATCTTTTCACAAGGATATGACAGTTGATCAAATCGTTGAGTGTATTGAGATTCTAAAAGACGATTCTAAACTTGAACAAAAACTAATATGGACGAGATTGAAATATGATGTTGAATAACACAAAACGAAAAGTCACAGTTTTAACAGTGTTGCCTGTCCCAGAAATGGGCTTTGCCGAATACAACTATTTTGTAGAAACACCCGAACATGATGTGTTGTATTTTAACGACAAAAAAGAAGCAAGACAATTCATTGAGTTTTATAAACAATATCAGGAGAGAAAAAATGCGAAAGTTACTAATTCCATTACTGTTAGTTAGTCTTACAGGTTGTGCAACAACTGATTATCGTGTAAATGGTGTTGAGCCAAAGAAAGATAATACATTACAAATTATAGGTACTATTGTTGTATTAGGTGCTGTTGCTAGTGCAATTGCACCTAACAAGGGCAAAGAAGCATGTAGAAGTTATGTATCAGGCCCAACTGGTAATCATACCATAACAACTTATCAAACAAAGTGTCCGTAAAACGGGTAAAAAAGAAATTGACATACATATTAAATAGTGTATAATTAGTAATGTAGATATTAAAAAGTCGTTATGTAAAATTACGTTTCCCTGTAATCGTGCTACTGTTAATAGGTTCTTGCTCCAATCACTGCCTATTAGTAGTCCATCAAAGTGTTGTCCCGAACTTGCACAAATCGGGGCATTTTTATTGGGATTAAATATTAGAATGTCTAAATTTAAATTTATCAAATCAGAACAACAAATGATGTTTGAGTTGTTTACTCTTTGGGACAACAGAAACCTTTATACCTTTTTAGAAGGTGAAGAATATGTTAAAGAAAAAGAACGTGAGATCACTAAGCAATTAACAAACAACAAACGAGAAATGTTTATACTGCTTGCTGAGTTCGAATATATGTTTAGTCATAACTAAAAACATAAATACAATATGGAAAATTTAAAACACTTTGAAGCCCTATATCAATGTAGAATTGAGCCAACTGGCAACACATTATACAAAGCACCAAGCGTTCGTGAATCAAACGTACCTTTAACTTTAATGGAAAAGATATTCATGGAAAAAGAACGTGAAATTGCAATTAAAATGCCTGAATCTGAATATATTAAATTTGTAGCAAATTGGAATCAGTACATGGACATTTTACTAACGTCAAATAAAAATCCTGAGATACGTGAACAGTTTCAACAACTGATGTTATTAGTACATATGCTTAAATAAAAAAATGCCCCATTTAAGGGGCATTTGAGTTTATATACATCTGTGCTATTGTTCTTATTATTGCACAGGAATTCTGTAAATTGTAGAGAGTTGATTCGTTGTTGATGGCACTCGACAACTAGTTGAGACTTATTCAAAGGAAAATTTGAAAATCAACTCTCTACGAAAAGTATTTATTCCAATTATTCTAAAGTAGAACGTAACATCCATTGATACTTTTTGTGTGCATCAATAAGTCCACCTAGATAGTTACATAGACCTGCGGCATTCATTTCTTCTGCCATGTCATAACTTTCCATATAATGATTTTCTAAAATCTGACTATCTGCAAGCAATTCACTAGCCATGTCTATTGCTTTAGGTCTTTCTTTACTGTCTTTGATACTGCCCAGTTCCATAATGCGTTCCATACTGAATGGTGCGATACCTTCTATAGCACGAATCTGTTCAGCAATATTGTCAATCTCATCTTGCGCATGTTCGTAAATCTTACCAAACAAGTCATGAAACTGTGTAAAGTTTATACCAACAACGTTTGTATGATAGCCATGTGCTTTGACATAATACTGAAAATGCGTAGCAAATGTACGCTTCATTGATTCAATTAATTCTTCCATATTGTTTTCCTGTATACTATTTATTTTGTTTCTGTGTCACTAAAAACGATTCTTGGTGGAAAAAAGGTGATTTCTTTAATGGACTGCGCACGTTTTCCAACGATACGCAAGCCACACCATACACCTGTTAGAAACGTTACTGCTGTCATAAACACGATAGCAACTATCATGACTTCGACTACAGCGCCTAACCATGCGGGCAATGATTTAATAAAAGCAATTAACATTTCTAACATATTCATTTTCCTTTATGCGCCAACTGGTACAACTGTAACAATCAAACTTGGTACATTAACACCGCTAAGTGTGTTAGCACTAGGAATTGCAGTTAGTTGTACGTTTGCATCACTACTACCCCAAGCAATTTGATAATATGTGTTTGCTGAAGTTACGTTATCTACCCAATTCCAGGCAGCAACTGCCTTAGCACCGTTACCTGCCAACTCAAGTTGTGTAGCACTATTAGCAACAGCACTACCATTTTTAGTTAACCAAATTTCAACTTGATCAGTACCACTATCAGTTTTCTCTAATTGTGCGCTAAATTGAAGGTTATAACGACCAGTTCTTGCAACAGTGATTTGACTATTTGATACGATTGAAACACCATTACTTCCTTCATCGTTGTTTAGTGTCATGTAAACTGCATTACCAACGTTACTGTTTGTTTGTGTTGCATTGCTTGTAAATGAACCAAACGTTTTGGTATAGTTAATGTTACCAGCAACATTTAAGTTACCACTGACGTTACTGTTGTTTGCACTTAGGTAAATTTGACTATTGGCTGCAACGTTTACAATATCAGTATTCAATTTGATTTCTGAACCATCATTGTTATTTGCAGTGCTAGTTTCAATTCTAGTTCTGATATTACCTGCATTATCGTTGTTTGTAACAGTTGCACTAAATGTACCTGCTTGTACGAATCCAGTATTACTATATGCCTGGAAACTTTGATTCATAATTGCATCGCCACTTTGTGCGTTAGCAGGGGCAACTAAGTTACCTCTAGCACGTTGGAATACGTATGGAGCAATTGTTCCACCAGTTGTGTAATAACTCTTGAATTCGAAACTTGGTAAACCGCCACCTAAATCTTCGTTGATAACTTGCAAAGTACCGTTATCAAGTTTGATTGATGCGGCATTACTAAAGTCGCCTTGAACACCAGTTAAAATAAACTGTCTGCCATATCTAAAGTCTGCGAATTGCTGATTATCAATCTGAATGCGTAAGTCACCGCCGCTACCAGTAAAGTCTACCTTAGAGTTACCATTCTGAATTGATGTTGGAGTTGGTGCAGTGATAGCCGCAAACACTCCGTTACCGTACAACACATTAGCATTGCTACCGTCTAAGTTGATTGTTGCAATATTACCTAAGTTAGTAGCGGTGATGTTACCGGCAAAACTTACGTTACCATTTGCATAAAAACTATGTGATAATGCAGTATTGCTACTATTGATAACAGTTAGTTCTGCACCAATTGGCATAACGTTGCCTGGTCCACCATATGAACCATCTACTTTAGCACCAAATGTTACAATACCACTGTTAACATTTCCGTTTGTAGCGCCTGCGCCACGCCATGCAATGTTACCCAAATAATCATTTGCTTGTAGTTCGTCACGTGTGCTTGTTCCACCGCTATTATTACCGCGTCTGCGCTGTACGAATAATGCAGTTGATTGTGCTTGGTTGCTACTATAACCATAGTTCATAATACCAATAATACCTGCTGGCGCACCTGCAGTTGTAGGCATTTTTTGATTAATGAACAACGCAGTAGCACTAGTACTTTGGTCTCCAATGATAAAATCAGTTGTAGTATTTGGATTTGCATTTGCTAACTGACTGCTTGGAGTATAGAATGATAGTGTACGTGAACCATAACCTGCAAAATTGCCTGCATCATAACTACTGATATTGAATGTATCAGTACCTATTGTAGCAATATTTGATGTATTAGCAAGATCCTGTACCAAATAATTGACTGTATATGATTGTGTAGTTGCGTTGCCTGTATCTGCTGGCATTACAACTGCATCTTGTGTATTGACACCATTAGCCAATACATCTGCATCATCATAACTTGTTCTAGTATTGTTAACAAAAACATCACCACTCAATGTAGTAATATTTGCACCTACTGGCACAAATTTTGTTGTAACAGTATTTGCTACACTGTTACCAACTTGTAATGATACTAAGTTACCAACACTAGTGATATTTGCTTGTGCTGAGTTAACAACATCACCTGCAAAGTTTGCATAGTTTGCATTTGCACCACCACCAGCCGCGGCAAATACACCATTACCATATAGTACGTTGCTTGAACTACCATCTAAGTTTACACTTACGATGTTACCTAAGTTTGTAGCACTAATATTACCACTGAAGTTTACATTACCATTTGCATAGAAACTATGTACTAATGCAGTATTGCTACTGTTAACAACACTCATTTCAATACCAATTGGTACTGGGTTGCTATTTGCAGTGTAACTGCCATCTACTTTAGCACCTAACTTTGCAGTTTGTCCATAGTTACTGCCACCACGACCTGGACGCCATTCGATGTTGCCAACATAATCATTTGGCTCTAAACTTAAACGATTATTGCTATTACCGCGTCTACGTTGGAAACGTAGTCCTACACTTGCGGCTGGATCGGCTGCTTCGCCATAACTAATAGTATTAATTAGACCTGTTCCTGCCTGAACGCCAGAAGGTGCTGTTTTTTGATTGACTAATACGCCACCGCCACCTAATATCATGTCTAGTGAAGTTCCAACGTTTCCTGTTGTTAAATCAGAACCACCAGTATACACACGTTGTGTAATACTTCCTGGTACTGCGGCGTTACCTGCACCTAATGCACTATCAGCACTGTAAATTACACTACCTGATGTTGCAACATTGCTACCTGCAGGAACAAAAAGTTGCTGTGTATAAGTTTCGCCACCTGCGTTGCCAGATAATACTGTTGCATCAGTTGGTGCAGTTGCAGTTGTAATTCTTGTTTGTGCAACAACTACGTTACCTGCAGATGTAACTAAGTTGCTACCTGCTGGAACAAAACGTAATGTGTCGTTAGTACCAGTTCCAACTTGCAATGTAGTTAAATTACCAAGACTTGTGATATTTGACTGACTTGAGTTTACAACATCACCTGCAAAGTTTGCATAGTTTGCGTTTGCACTAACTGTGGGCAATGCAACAAACATACCATTTCCACTTAATACATTGCTGACGTTACCATCTAAGTTAACTGTTGCAATGTTACCAATGCCTGACACGTTAGCAACTGCTACTGAGTTTGCTGTATTAGCAACGTTTGCGTTAGCCGCATCAAGTGCAAATGTTGCGTTTGCAACAGTACCTGTAACATTAGCGCCTGCAATATTAGTTAGTCCACTACCATTACCTGTAAAGATACCTGTATTGGCTGTGATATTTGCGGCAGTAATGTTGCCATTAACACTTAATCCAGTTAGTGTACCAACACTTGTTAAACTACTATTAACAACTCCGTTATTTAAAATTGTACCTGTTAAGATAGTTGCATTTGCTTGATAAGGACCAAACGTGCCATTGCCCAGCAATGTATTGCTAACATTACCATCTAAGTTAATACTTGCAATATTACCTGCACCTGACACGTTTGCTAGTGCTACACTGAATGCAGTACCAGCAAAGTTTGCATAGTTTGCATTAGCAGTATTACCGCCGGCTGCTGGAGCAAACACGCCGTTGCCGTATAATACATTGCTTGCACTACCATCTAAGTTTACAGTAGCAATATTACCAATACCTGATACGTTTGCTACCGCAACACTGTTTGCACTTGCGGCTACTGTTGCGCTGTTGGCTGTATTAGCAGTGCCTGCACTTGTTGCAAATGTTGCATTTGCTACTGTACCGGTTACATTTGCTCCTGCTACTGCGTTTGCACTTGCGGCTACTGTTGCACTATTTGCAGTACCACTAGTTGTTGCAAATGTTGCATTTGCTACTGTACCTGTAACGTTTGCACCAGCAACAGTATTTGCAACGTTTGCAATACCAGCAAAGTTTGCGTAATTAGCACTATTAGCAATTAAGTTGCCAACACTAAAGTTACCAGTAACAACTAAGTCTACTGTTGTAATTGTATTTGCTACATTAAGATTGCTTAATGTACCAACACTTGTAATATTGGGTTGTGAAGCATCGACAACTTCTCCTGCAAAGTTTGCATAGTTTGCACTTGCAACATTTGCTACTGTGCCAATAACTGCACGACTTGTGGTAACTGTAATGTTACCTGTACCTGAATTTACTGTAATTTGATTAGCCATTGTTGACAACTCCATCGCTTGCTACTAAGAATAATAAGAATACAACCTCGTCATATGCCGGTTGTGTACCTACTGCTGGGAAACTGATTTTAACTCTACCTGTGAAACAAGCAGGATCAGTTGCATTGATATCTAAATCAGGATCACCTGCAATCAAGCCCCACGTGTCATCATCAATAGTCATTGTAAATGTTCCATCAACAGCAACAATGTTACTGATTGGTAGATTGATTGGAGTGGGACTAATTGTGTTTGCAACCATTGATCCAGTTGCAGTAGTTAAGTTAAATGTTGATCCACCTGATGTAGCACTAATTGAGAATGTTGTTGCTGTTGGAATTTCTTTTACATAGTAAGTTGTGTTAATTGCAACACCACCAAATACAGTTCCTGTAAACTGAATTGGCTTACCTACATATAATAATGCAACAGTATCGCATGTAAAAAAGTCAGTAGTTGTTTCTGCGGCAGTTACGACTGCAACTGCTGGTACTAATGGGTAATCGCTAATTGTAAAATCAAGACCAGTACGACTGTCTCTAAAATTAGTAATTGCTCTGCGAATGATTTGTGCATCAATTGATGCACCTGTTAGGTTAACTGGAGTAGAACCAGTGACCCATCCACCTGTGTAGGTAATGTCACTTGCCCAACTAAAGTTCCAAAAGTCTTTTTGATCGTAGACTAGTTCTTGAGCAATGATTTGCCCATCGAAGCCAGCCACTTGGTTTAATGTGTTTTGGCTAAATTTTGCCATATATTTTCTCCTTGCTTTCTCGCTATTGACCCCATCGTGCTATCTCGCAGTTATGGGGTGTGATCTTGTATTTATGTTAAGTTACTTGTAACCGATTTCGCCTGTAGTTGGATTATAATACAATTGTACAGTAAAATCTACGTTACCAGTTACGTCACGAATTGGTTTTACAAACAAACTATTTGCTTGTGTACTATCCAATCCAGTAACTGCATTTCCTGCATGTACAATAATTGTATTAGTATGTTGATTAAGTTTACCTGCTCTACCACCAATTGCAATTGCATTAGCACCTTGTTTTTCTATACCTGCTTCCCAACCGATTGCTATAGAATTTCCACCTTGTGCATTAGCAGTATTTCCTGTACCAGCGGCATAATATCCAATTGCAATTGAGCCATTTCCTTGTGGCGATTGAGCGGCATAACTTCCTACTGCAACAGCGCCTAATCCTTGACTTCCTAAATATGCCGCTTGTCTACCAATAGCAATTGCATCACCCAAGTCGCCATTTGCACCTGCTAATCTACCAATACCAATAGATGCATTACCTGCATTTGCTTGTTTTGCTTCAGCACCTAAGCCGATTACCCAAACGTTACCAGTACCTGATGACCCAGCATTATAACCAATAAATGTAGTTAAGTTTGCACTTACGTTTTTACCCGCACCAAATCCAAGCGCAACACCATTTTGACCTGAAGAGTTTGCACCTGCACTCACGCCAATTTGCACTGTACCTTCGCCACCTGCGGCATTGCCTGCACCTGATCCAATAGCAATACGATTAGTGTTGTTTGCAGAATTACCTGCACCAGCACCAATAATAACTGCTGGTTGTGTGTCTCCTGTATACGTGGCTGCACCATTACCTAAAACAACACTATTGCTTAGTAATCTAAATTGTTTAGTTGTTAATGTTGTACCACTGATATTTGCAACGTTTGCATTTCCTGCAACGTTGAATGTAATATTTCCATTTGCAACAGGAATACTTACATTACTATTTCCATTTGAAAGTAATGCCGCACCAATATTGGTTAATAAACTACCATCGCCTGAAAAGAAATTAGCAATTGCAAGATTGCCTAAGTTTGCATTACCTGAACTTAAATTGCCAGACACAGATAACGATGTTAATGTACCAACACTAGTAATGTTAGGTTGTGCGTTTACAGTTACTGTATTTGCTAGATTTGCTGAATTGGCATAAGTTGCATTTGCCACAGTTCCAGTTACATTTGCTCCTGGAATATTTGTTAAGTTAGCACCACTACCATTGAATAAGTTTGCAGTTACTGTGCCGTTACTATTCATATTACCATTTAATGTAATAAAACCAGTAGTAACTGCGGCAGAATTAGTAGTACCACTTACAATTAGTGATGTTAATGTACCAACACTAGTAATGTTTGGTTGTGCATTAGTTGTTAATGTACCAGTAACTGTGCCTGAAACTATTAAGTTTCCAGGAATAGCAACGTTGCCAGTTACTTCATTAAATGTAAATCCAATATTTCCACCAAATGAACCTGCGTCATTATATTGAATTTGTGTATTACTACCGCCAGGTGTGCCATTGCCTCCACCATTACCAGCAGCCGACCAACCTAAATTGCCTGTACCATCTGTTTGTAAAAAGTAACCATTTACACCACCTAAAATAGTAACATTGCTTGCATCGCCTAAGTTTGCATTATCACTTGCAACAAAATTATCAACAGTTACAGTATTAGTAGAATTGTTAAATGTAAACGCATTACTACCAAACAATGCACCATTGAAGTTGAATTGCACATCTGTGTTTGAGCCAGCCGCAATTGGCGCAGACCCTGTAAAAATGTTCAAATTAATTGCATTTGGAGTAATACTAATATCACTCACTTCTGGCTGAAATGTAGCCTCAATCTGTTGAACAACAATGTTTGATAGAATTTCACTCATTATTGATACCTTACAATAACGCCAATCGGTTCTTTGTTAAAATTAATTTCTGAACTTAATGCATCAGTGCGTGATACGCCCATTGTAACTACAACTAGTGTTGATGGATTTGCTGTGCTTGCCGCACTTGATGGAATTACTGGTGTACCATCACCATTAACGTTGCCTGTTAAATCAGAAGGAATATAGATATATCCCAATCCGCTTGCCGCAGTTGTAAATGCCGCAGTTAAGTTAGCACTGTATGTGTTTGCACCAGTATTAGGTTGTGGACTAGATAATGTTAAATTACCCAACACAACTTCATCTGGATTTAATGTTGAATATTCAACTGTACTGCAACTCCAAAATTTAGCAGTTGCATTTACATTCCAACCAGTACAGTCAATAGGCGCAGTATTTGCGTATGTAAATTGAAATGGCAAGGTATAACTTTCGCCAGTGTAAATTTCGATACACTGCATCTCAGTACCAGCAAGTGTTAGTGTTTTAGATCCGTTTAATAATAAACTCATGATTTTGTTTCCTTATTTGTATTTATGTTATCTAATTAGATAAGCCTGAAAGCCGCCACCAGTTACGTCAACTCTAACTCCTGCCCCATCAACTTTCATCATTACCCCTTTACCTAAAACTAATGATGTGGGCGAACTATAAGTAGTTGCTGAAACTTGGATTGGTTGATTTTCAACTAATCTATGAGTTGATAATTGAAATCCAGTATCACACTGTGGCATATTGGGGTTTATGTTAAAATTGTTAAACAGTGCTATTTGTACGTTTGCATTTGCATTAGCAACCATTTGCAGTGCCAAATCAAATCTTACACTAGTACCTGCAGTAGAGTTTCCAGAATAATTTTCATATTCAATAACCCACCAATCATGATCTCCGTTATTGATTAGTAGTTGAGCCGCGCCCCATGGATTATATTGTGATGTACTGTCTGCAATATATCCATTAGCAGTAGATGAAGTGTTTTGATAGAATGGAAAATAATAATTTGCACCGATACTTCCGTTGCCAACTAAGTACTTTGGCGTATCAAAATTTAAATTTCCAATATCTGTACCAAAGGTAGTAATATCTACAGGAAGTACAATATTTCCACCACCAACTGCAATATCGTACCCATATCCACTTAATGGTTTCATGCCACCACTACCTGCAGCCATATTAACGTAGGCAATAGTATTTGATTGAATGTTATTGCCAGTAATAGTATTCGCTTGAATGTTATTACCTTGAATACCACCAGCAGTAATTCCAATACATGCATTGCTTAATGCAACAGTTGGAACTAAGTTAAGATTAAATTGTGTATTACTTACAACATTTGCAACACGTGTGTTTGCTTGTAACGTACCAGTACCACTTGTAATAGTTACAAAACCACCTACTGATAAGTTAGCAATACTATCTGATGTAACTAACGTACCACTACTATTTGCATTACATGCCGCAAACGTTTGATAACTTGTAACATTAGTACCAGTCCAACTAATGCCAGTGCTTGCATTTGAACGAGCACCAGCATACCTATTACGTGCTGTAACAGACCAGTAATATGTATTGCTTGCTAGATCACCACTGTTAATAGTTATCAATGTGTTACCAACTAATGGTAAGCCATTTGCACTGTTAACTGTAGTATAAAATTTATGATTTGCAGTATTGCTATCAGTACCAACGTTAAAATCTAAGTTAGTAACTAGACCTTCATAAGGAACATTACCTACAACTTGCATTTGTGCAATTGTGTTTGCAATTTCTAATGTAACTGCTGGTGCGTTTGGAGTTCCAATAATATTAGGATCGGTCAATCCAGTGTTATCTGCTGGAATAAAATCAGTAATATCTAAATCGTCATCATAGATAGTTCCATTATACTCAAACGCTTGAATTTTTGCACCTAATGAACCATCTGCAAATTTCTCTTCAATTACAGTACTAACTCTGAATAACTTGTCAGTCCATCCATACTCTGCTAATGTAACTTTAACAACATCGCCTGCTTCTATCTGAATACCTGAATAGTCTAATTGAAAACCAATTACTAAATCTTCACGACTTTGTAATAGTCTGCGAATACCAATAAACTTGGCTTGCACAAAGTTGTTAACCAATTGATTTTGTATAGTTAGTTTATTGACTGGTTCATTAGCACTAATCAGTGCAGGATACTCAGCAAACAAATCTACATATGCATAATTAGTTTGATCTTTGATGTTAGTATCTGGATATTGCATCTCTAATTGATTAAATGTACCATTTAAGTCAACAGGGCTAATATCAATACCACCAATTAAGTTAGTGCTTGTAACACTATACAAATCATTGATTGTTAATGGGTCTGGTGTTTGATCGTATGCCTTATTGATGACAACTTTCCACTTACCACTAATTTCGCTATACTGCAACCAACTATCACATGCGTCTACTAAGTTTTGCAAGTTAGTTAAGCAATCAATACCTGTATCTAATGGTCCATTGATACGATAACGAACTTGTGTTGCTGGATTACCATTAACGTCAGTGTAATCAATTAGTCCATCACTATAACTGTCTAATGCAGTTAAACTTGCAGTGTCAATCTGTGCTAATGGAATACCACAGCCATAACGTTCATTCTGCATATAGTCAAGCATGACTTCGCCTGGCTTAGTTAAACTGCATGTAATTTTAGCAGTTAATGTACCTAATCCAGTAATGCCTGCGTTTTCATCATAGATTAGTTTAACAATCATGAATGCAGTGTTGCTCATAGTTGGTGATTCACCACCTGTTGTATAGATAGGACCATTCCAACGTTGATCTGCAGGAATACTTGCATCACTTAAAATTTGACTTGCAGTGAGTCCGCCTGTGTTCGTACCACTACTTGATCCATTAGGGAACAAGTAAATGAAAATCTTGTTTGCAACTTTTGTATCTACTTGTGGACTGTTTTGTGCGTTGTTAGTTAAACTTGCAACTGCGCCATTTGTACCAAACGTTACTAACTTATTGTCATAGTAAATTTGATCAAACGTAATTGTTTCACCATCTGGAACTTCACTTACTGCCTGCACAAACCACATTGTCTTTTGGTCTGTACTAATTTTTGCATCAGTAATCGAACTACCTAAGAATGCAGTACCATATGATACTGGCAATTTGTTATTTGTTGCTGGCGGCAACTGAATACGTGCGCCACTAGTTTCTGCTCCTGCGGCTTTACTGCCTGCACGATTACCTATTAGTTTGCTGACAGCAAACGCCAATACTGCTTGTATTGCAAACTTAGCAACAAGACTTGCACCACCTGTAACAATGGCAAGACCAATAACGGCTGCTACGCCAAGAATCTTTTTTACCGTCTTACCCATTAATTAACTCCTTAGTATCACATACCCATATTAATTCATCTTTTGTATAACCAAAACGTGAAAAGTCTAAGTTGTGCATTGTTGTAGGCGCATTGATTGTAAAGAAATTAATCTTTTGTTCAATTTGCAAGTTCTTGCATTCATCTGTAAATTTCTTAATTAATCTATATGCAATTGTGCCTTTTCTATGTTCTTCTTCAACATACAATAACATTTGATGCATGAATAAGATATCTGGGCACCAAACATTTGGTGATTTCATTCCTACCATTATAGCAATTGGTTTATTATCTTTTTCATATACAAGTGCAAGACCTAGACCATGAATGATACCATTGTATAGTTTGCTTAGATATTCGTCATCAAGTTCTGCACCTGGAAAATAGCCAACGTCATCATCCATGTGTACCTTATGCACACACTCAATAAAATAGTTTACGTCAAATTTATTTGCTTCTCTAATCATTTGTTAATTTTGGTTCACATTAATATTTTCATTGTTGAATTGACTCCCGCCTAATCCAGCACCACTAGTAACTGTTGATTTAGTCTTTGGATCTTGTCCAAAGTCTAGTGTTTGATCTGCTAGTGAGTAAACGTTGTTCATCGAACTATCTGTTGTATTGAACTGTTGCCAACTTGTTTTGTTGGTCTTACGTCCTGCAATACGATTTTCTAGTACAACTTTATAACTGCTTGCGTTAACTGTTACAGTGAAATTGTCAATTAAATCTTCACGATCTTCATTGATTGCATAACTTGTAACAATACCTGTAAAACGTGTATATGTATTTTGCAACACAAACATATTTGCTGTGCCTGCATTACCATAAAATCCACGTAAAATTTCTAGTTTACTGCCCTTAATGTTACTATCAAGTACTAGATAGATGTTATTACCATCTACACCTGACAATGTAACACTTGTGTCTGCTGAGGTTACACGTAAGTTACGTGGTTGTGTACCAACAGCAACTAGACCGCCTAGTGCTTCATAAGTTACGTTACCGATTACTTCATCTTTGTATGCACTACTAAATGTATAGATGCCTGCAATACCACCATTACTAGTGTTACCATAATCGTTATAAATTGTTAATTTAACAAACTCTGCGTTATTAATAAACGGAGGACTGTTTGCTACTTCTGGGATATTTTCCATGACTTATTCCTTATGTTGTGCCAACCCACTCGTATAACTCAAACGAGTCAGTAAATTCTAATAGTGCATTGTTAGTTGTAACGTTTCCTGGACCTTTAGTTGCACCACCTGGAATCAATTTATATGTAGGCATGTTAGGACAGAACATATAAAAGTCGCAACTGTTACCAACAGTGATACCATCACCAACAACTGAACCACTAATAATATTAGGTCTGCTTGTAGTTACAACAACGTTTGCTCCTGTGCCACGTGTTACTGTGGTTTCGCTAGTAAATGGATACGTGTTGTTACCAATCTGAATCAAATCGTTAGGCGCAAATAATACTGTACTTGCCGCTACTGCTGGCAAACCAGTTAATGTCAACACATTGCCTACATATGATACTACAGTAATCGCATTGATTTGTGCTGTTGTCATTCTACCTCGATATTTAAATATCCATGATAACTGTGGCAAATCACTGAATGTAATAACCTGCGGAGTATAACGATCTAATGTATCAAGTGCTTCCATTAAATCACGTGATTCACTGTAGCGAAAACTGCTTGGCATTTCTAACGTAAACTTCCACGGGTTGAAAGTTGGAGTCAATGAAGTACGAGGTTGTTCGTTGCGAGTAAACTGAATACCAACCACGTTTCTGCGATTGATATCAATACTACTGCAAAAATTTAAAATTGTTTGTAAGCCTGACATGTTTTATTCCTTATGCTGTTCTATATGGTGTTTCTTTTTTAGCCATTTCAACAGCGCCAAATAATGTTCTGCGATTTTCAGCAAATAGTTGTGCAACTGATTTTGCATCTAAAGCACTAATGTTGTTAGTGATGTAAGTGTTGTTTACTGATCCAGATACGTTATTACCGCCTTTACCGCCTCCAATTTGATCGTTTGGAATGATTGTGCCTGCTGTTCTAGGAACAAATAGTTCTGGGCCTTTTTCACCAACAATACTTGGTTTATTAACTGGAGGACTACCACCTTCTGCGAAGAAACCAATTGCAGTTTTAGCAATGTTAAGAAACAATTTTGTAGCAGTTGCTTTTAGTTCAACCATAAGCAAATCTTTAATGATTGATAGTGCAAAATCTTTAAACTTAAACTTGCCTGTATTAACAAACTCATCCAATGCTCTGCCCATATTTGCAAAAACTGAATCAAATTTTTCCAAAGCAACTGCCGCAGGATCAATACTACGTTGCAACTCTTCCATTCGTTTTCCAATTGCCGCAGTAACATCATTACGTTCTGAATTTTTCTTGGCTGCTTCAACTTTCTTTCTCTCTGCCGCTTGTGCTTCAGCACTAGCAATTGCTTCGTTTTTAACAGCATTAGCAGTTTCAACTGCAAGCGCATAACGTTCTGCGCCTAATTTAAGTTTTTCTTTTTCTAGTTCAAGTAAAGTATTTTGATATGTAACTTCAATCTGACGCAAACTATTTTGTAGTTCAAGTTGAGCAGTAACTTCATCAAGTTTATCACCGTACAGTCCAACTAATTCTAGTTCGTCTGTAATAGCCTTTAAAGCAGCCTCATTGGTATTGGCAACTTGCTTTAAATCTTGCAAACTATTTCTTTTCTCAAGTGCAATATTTTCTTTTTCAATTGCTTCTGCCGCTTTTTCAGCGGAATCAAGTTGTTCAACAGTTGCGTTTTTGATTGCAACACGTTGCTCTCTGATTAGTGCAAGCGATGTAGCCCTTGCTTGATCAGTTAATTGATCATTTTCCATAACTTGACGTTGCTTATCATCTAACTGTTTAAGCGCATCACTCTGTTCTTTAAGAATATCACGTTTTTGTGATGCCAACGTAACATCATGTTCACTCATCTTAAGTGAATCAAATTGAAATTTTAGGTCGTCAAGTCGTGTTTCTGATTGCTGTGTAAATGCACTAGTAACTTCAAGAATGGCACGTTTTAAATCTCTAAACGCATCTGCTTGTCGTTTTACTCTTTGTGTTTCTTGTTTAGTAAGATCATTTTTGTGCTTGTCTCTAAGTGCTTTGGCCGCAGCCTCTTCTTCTTGTTTCTTTTTAAGAGCAGCCGCTTTTTCATCGTCAGAAGCAGCCTTTGCGGCTCTATCTTCGCCAGCAACGCCTGAGATTTCTTTTAAGTAATTATAAAATTCTCCTAATTTATTCATACCTGTGTTAAGATAGCCAATTAGTGAAGTTAGCCATCCAGGCGATGATAGTTTTGAAGTAACACTATCCCATGCTTTTCCAACTGAGTCAAATATTGGCGACAATTGGTCTGATAGATAACTTCCAAGAAGTTTTAATAGTCCGATTGCAATTCGCACTACTTCGACAAATTTATTAAAAATACCACCAAAATCAATAAGATTTTCTTTGCTTCCAGTAATTGATTTGTATAGTAAATTAATTACTTCAACAATACCAGTAAAAATGGCAATCCAACCTACAAAGCGCATTCCAATGCTGAATATTGCTTTAAATATGTTGCCTAAAGATAATGTAAGTTGAGAAATTCTTGCTATTATTCCACTCAATCCTGTTAAAGTACCAGCAGTTTTTAAAATTTTACCACGTGACGAATCAAATACGCCAAAAGCAGTACCAATACCAACTAAACTGTTACTGATACTTTTTAAATCTTTAGTGAACACGACACTAAAGCCACGTGCATTTGCACTCAAGCCAGTCATTGCTGATGCAAGACCACTCATTGCGGCTACTGCTAATTGAGGACCTTTAACAAGTGTTAAAAAGGCAATTGCTATACTAGAAACAAGTGAGAATATAGATTTAAGACTAGAAGCAAGACTATTAACATCAGTAGTTAACTTTAATACTGCGTTGGCGGCATCAATAAACACTTTTGCAGGGCCAGGCTCTTGTGATAATGCATCAAAAGCAATAGCAGCCGCTGTTCTAATGTTAGTGAATCCTTCAGCAATTGTTGGAGTTGTTTTTGCAAACTTCTCTTCAATTGAATCAGCAGACTTTAATAGTGCTTCAGTTACAACTTTTGCAGTTAACTTGCCATCTTCTGCAAGTTCACGCATTTTACCAACTGGTACACCTATTGACTTAGCAAGTTCCATCATTGTTGATGGTGATGCCTCGAACACAGCGTTAAATTCTTCACCGCGCAATACGCCTGAACCCATTGCTTGGCTAAATTGTAGAATAGCACTTGCAGATTCTGCCGCAGTTGCACCACCAACCTTCAACGATTTAGTGAAAGATTCTGTTATTTGACCAACTTGATCTTGCGATAGACCCAATTGAGTAGAAGCAACAGTTAGTTTACTGTACAGATCACCTACTGAACTTAAATCACTGCGTGAGCGACCAGCAATGCCTGCAAGAGTACTAAATTTCTGATTGACTTCTTCTTGAGTAGCACTAAACGCACTTAATTTATTGCGAACACTTGTTACGGTGTCTGATAATGACGCAAATCCGGCAGAAATAGCACCTACTGCGACAACTCCTCCTAGTCCTCTAAGAGAATCACCGATCCCCGACACTTGTTTTTGTAACGCACCAAAGCCTTTGCCGCCCGTACCCATGCGTCCAATCTGTGCTTGCAATCTATTAAGAGAACTTGTTGCACTACTTGTATCAATGTCTACTGCATATGTTAAACTGGCCATGTATAATCCTTATTTTTTACGCATTATATTATTAATGCGTTGTGTAATGTAATCTGTAGTTGGTTTAGACATGCCTTCTGGTGCTTTATTGCTTTCGCCTGCATCTAATTCAGTTGCATAAGGGTAATCTGCTACAATTTTATTGCCTTGCAAACGAGTACGTTTACGTGCATTGCCTGATTGAGCAGGAGTAGCGGCTTTAAACACTTCATAGGCTTCTCTAGGCACATTATTTAATTGCTTTTGTATGCGCTGAAGGCTCGGAGTAATAGTATTGCTGACGAGTCTAAATTTAATATTAGCCATTATCTTTACCCTTATTAAACATTTCAAGTAACTGATCAGTAGAATATACTTCTGCTGGTACTTGCCCTTTATTCATAGATTTTTTGTGGTGAAAATTTTCGTAACTCAATGCCGCATCAATAACATACAAATCAAATGTGTCTGCTCTTTTTAAGATTTCGCTTGGTAATAGACCATATCTTTTACCAAGCCCATCGATTTGCATTATTGAGAGCATTTCTCTAGAGTCTACATTTATTTCACCACCTGTTACTTTCCCAACTGTTCTGTAATCTTAGCAATAACTTTCATCAAAATGCCTGTTGGCAAAGTGCTTTCTTTAGTAAGAATTTGTTTGCCTTCTTCGTCAAGAATTAATGTTCTAACGATTTCTACTAATGCACCAACGTCATTTTTTTCACTCAAATTTGCAAGACGAGTGAATACGTCCATTGGTTGGCGATCCCAAGTATAAAAGGTTAGTGCTTCCTTATATTCCTTGATGACTTCCTTATCGTCAATGGATACTTCGATTAATTTTGGTGCTGATGCGAGTTGTGATAATTTCATTTGTTTTTCCTTTAAGTTGTTGTAATGTATTTATTCAGAATCAATTGATTCTAATAGTTGATTAAGCAGTGCAAGACGAAATGTTTGCTGTGCTTTTAGTGGTTTGATT